AATATTATAACGGTGGCGAGCTAGGCTCCGGCGTAGCTAAGGCTGCTGCGTAGCGTAGTGGTTTGCCCACATCCGTGTTCGCACTGCCGCGCGTGTCGGAAAATGATGACCGGAAGGCCTCCGATCATCGTCTCCGGGGGGTTTGAGGAGAGAGAAAAGCACTTTTACAGGGCACTCCCACGCGCCTGTTATCTCTGCTTTTCAGGGGTATTGTTGTCCAATTAAAATGTACGGATAAGTGTCCCCCGATTGAATCGGGGGGCAATTGGGGGGCACTGGGGGGCATGGCATTATTGTAATTATGGTGAACAGTCAAATTCAAATTGGGTCATGGGCCGGGTATTTATTTGGGCTTTTTCCGAGATAAATTGTTTTTGGGCTTCATTTAATTATTTTCTTATTTCTATTTTAATTTTATTTTCACTTCGTTCAAGTATTTCTTTTTTCTTCTTTTTTTTTCTCCATTTCTTTTCTATTTTTTTTTTGACACTTGAGCTGCGCTCCCTTTATGCCGGAATAGGTGTTCTTTTCTATATTTATTTGTCTATTTTTGTGTTGGGTTCTTTTTTTGTTTTCATTTTCTTTTCTCTTTGATTCCATTTTTCTTTTTCTCTTTCTATTTTCTTTCAGAAATAAAGGATGGATAGCAGAATTAATAGGAAACAATACTTCCAAGAACAAATAAGCACAAATACATGGACCAAATTGAGACACACAACCCACAAATCACCACTCTATAAAAGGACATAGATAGATGACCATAGATCCAGCATGATGAGATGACGATAATATATAACAACGGCAAGGGCATCAAGTTCATCATAGACGTAAGGCTCCAACAGTTCATCAGAGTGCAGGTCCAGGTATACTCAACGAATCAACCGGTACTAACAGGTATACGCTGCAACATACCATACACATACGTCCATATGAATCCCCCTTTCGACTTCAACGGGACAGAGGAGCTAGTCAGGGATACACTGGAATTGATGTACGATGAGTCAGACATCTCCAATTTCAAACAAGAAGAGATGATTGATTCAATTGATATCGTGATGATGCACTGGTTAAGTGATATGGGGGTAGATACAGTAGATAAATATGTTGTACGGAATAGATATACCGTATAACTACCATGTACTACGATAAGCAATGTATTGCATATCTCCGTGTAAATAAAATTAATGATTAATTTTATTTTTATTCTTCATTAAATTCATTTTTAGGGTATAAAAATGAATAGGACAAAGTACAGGGACTCAGAGTGCAATAAACCAAAACTTATACAGAAAGGTGGGGCCCACCTTTCCCCCGAGTCCCCCAACTCGCCACCGGT